ATAAAACCGCAGAAGAATTAGCGGCAGAGTCTTCAGGGGCATATTCAGTAGGCGACATTGTAACTGACGACAGGATTGTTGGTAAGTATCAGTATATTTATGACGCAGATGCTGATGTGTTTCATTTCACTCCGTTTGATGACAGTGGCAATAGAATCTACACAGGGGAAACACTAGATGCTTCTACTGTGAAAGGCTTTGATTCAGGCGAGGCAAGTACAGGTGATACTAAATCTATTATGTTTGACCCTGTAACAGGCGAGGCAAGCGTTGAGCAGATTGGCGATGCAAGCACTAACACAGACGACACTAAAGACACAGGCTCTACAGGTGATTTGTTAAACATCACTATTACCGGAGGCAGCTTAGTTGATGCTGTAATCAACTCTAAGATTTATGGGCCATTTCAAACAGATGGCGATACGGTGGTTACAAACGGTGATGATAAAGCTGTTATTACTAACGGCGATGACAATTCTGATGATGAAGATGATGAAGCTGAAGATGACACAATTGTAGATGACACAATTGTAGATGACACAATTGTAGATGATGACGGTGATGATGGCGGTGATGATGGCGACAAATCAATTATTGTAGGAGACAAAGGGGACAAAGGGGACAAAGGGGACAAAGGGGACAAAGGTGATGACGGTGATGATGGCGATGATGGCGATGATGGTGATGATGGCGATGATGGCAAGGATGGTGATGATGGCAAGGATGGCCTAGACGGTCGTGATGGATTAGATGGCCTAGACGGTCGTGATGGATTAGATGGCCGTGATGGTGATGATGGCCTAGACGGCAATGACGGAAGAGATGGTAATGACGGTCGTGATGGTCTAGACGGAAGAGACGGTCGCGATGGGAAAGACGGCAAAGACGGAGTTATAGGATTATTTACTGCTATTCAAGGCGCTCCGTTAACAGAATCAATTTTATTCGAGCCTCAGTTTACAGAGCTTGATAACGTACAGCAGGGAATGTTTGAAAGATTCCTTCGTGCCGCAGGAGGCAGACGATGACATATTTAGAAGCTATTAACAGTGTGCTTCGGCGGTTACGAGAAGACCAAGTAGACACAGCCCTTGAGTCTGACTACTCCGCATTGGTCGGAGACTTTGTTAATGACGCAAAGAGGATAGTAGAAAACTCTTTTAATTGGTCAGCCCTTCGCGACACAGTGACCTTTGATACTGTTAATGGCACAGCGGAGTATTCACTAACAGGCTCAGGCCAAGAGGCCGTGCTGAAGGATGTAATCAACGACTCAGCTAATAGGATGATGAAGCTAGAAACCAAGTCATTCTTTAATAATGTATACTTCAATCAAGACGTTACCTCGGGTTCGCCGTCTACCTACACCATCACGGGAGTAGATGCGAATGACGACCTCAAGGTTAAGGTCTACCCACAGCCTGACGGTATATACAACCTGCGGTTTGACATGGCTAAACCTCAAGGCTTGATTACGGCAGACGCTACAAAGATCAACGTACCTCACAACCCTGTAGTCCAAATGGCCTTCGCTATGGCTCTGAGGGAGAGAGGAGAGACGGGAGGTCAGTCAGCAGCAGAGCAGTTCGCTATTGCTTCTACGGCCTTATCTGACGCGATAGCTATTGACGCTAACCGTTACCCTGACGAAACAACATTTATGGTGGTTTAGATGGCTCAACAGCTACAAAGCATTACCATTACTGCACCGGGATTCGCGGGGATAAACACCCAAGACGCACCCTTGGCGCAGGACGCAAGTTTCTCTGCGGTCGCGGACAACTGTGTCATTGATAAGGAAGGTCGTGTTGCCGCGAGGAAGGGTTATGAAATCCTGAATGGCAACGACCTTCTAGGGTCGTCTGACGGCATAGAGTCTATGGGTGAGTTTGTTGCTCAGGATGGAGACATTACGTTTTTCTCCGCAGGCAACAACAAGATATTCTCAGGCACTACCACGATGGTGGACGAGACTCCTGCGGCCTACACCATTACAGAAAGCAATTGGAAGATGGTCAACTTCAATGACCATATGTACTTCTTCCAACGTGGACATGAGCCTTTGGTGTACGCAGACCACACAGGCGCTTTAGTTGCTATGTCTGATCATCCTCACTCTTCAGGCACACCTCCTGAAGGGCATGTAGCTATTGCTGCGTTTGGTCGCATGTGGGCAGCAGACTTTGATGATGATAAGTCTACGATCTATTGGTCAGACCTGTTAGACGGCACTCATTGGTCAGGAGGCTCAACAGGGTCTTTAGACATCACTAACTTTTGGCCTACAGGGTATGACACTATCACCGCTCTTGCGGCACACAATGGATTCCTGATCATCTTCGGTCGCCACTCCATTCTAGTCTACGAAGGCGCAGGCAGCCCTGCTAACATGACGTTGTCAGACACTGTTTCTAACATTGGTTGTGTAGGCAGAGACGCTGTAGTCAGTACAGGTAAAGACTTAATCTTCCTCGATGACTCAGGTGTGCGTAGCCTCTCAAGGACTATCCAAGAGAAGTCAGCCCCTATTGGAGATATATCCAAGAACGTCAACAACGATATTAAGTCTCTCTTCGCGGCAGAGACAGGGAATATCAGTATGCACTACTCGCCACAGCAGGCGTTTGTGTTACTAAACTTCCCACAATTGGGTGTAGTGTATGCCTTTGACACACGTTTCCCGCTACAGGATGGGAGTTTCAGGTCGACTACTTGGAGTCATATGAACCCCTTGTGCTTCGCGGAGACATCTTCTGAGAAGCTGTACTTTGGCGTTCAGGACGGAATAGCAGAGTATAAAGGGTATTCCGACAACAACACCGGATACCTCTTGAGTTACTTCAGCCATCCCTTGAGCTTTGGTAATACCTCGAACCTCAAGTTCCTCAAGAAAATAAACCTCACTACCTTTGACGGAGCTGAGGCTACGGTCGTATTGAATTGGGCGTATGACTATTCAGGTAACTACAGGAAGCAAGCCTACACTTTACCGCAGTCAAACGTGGGACAATACAACATCTCAGAGTTCAACACAGAGGCTGAGTATTCATCCTCTATCGCGTTGATTAAACGCAAGAAGATCAACGCCTCCGGTCAGGGTACAGTCGTGGCTGTGGGTGTAGAAACAACGGTTGATGGTAAGCCCATCGCCTTACAAGAAATCAATATTCAAGCCCTTATGGGAAGGATAGTGTAATGTCGAACTATACTAAACTAACTAACTTCGCAGCCAAGGACGCTTTGGTTAGCGGCAACCCTGCCAAAGTAATCAAAGGCTCAGAGGTTGGGGCTGAATTTGATGCGATTCAGGTAGCCGTAGCCACGAAGTCTGACGCTGCGAGTCCTACTTTCACAGGCTCAACTACAATGGCAGACCTAACAGTGAGTGGTACTTTCACCGTTGGCACGATTGATGGAGGTACATACTAATGGGTGACGATATTTTAGATTTTCTTAAAGGAATTCCGGGCAGTTCTTTAGGAGGTTTAATCTCCGGAATTGGCGGTGCTGCTGCTCAAAACAAAATCATCAAAGATATTGAAGCGGCGGGTGAGAAAGACTTCTCTACAATCTTTGGTAAAAACTATCAATCGCCTGAAGGAGGGTTAATTGGTCAGGCTGAAAGGGATACAGAGTTTAAGGGTTTTACTGTAACAACTCCTACAGCTACTAGCACTGTAGGAAAAACGGGTGACGTTTCTTTAGGGTTAACTCCTGAGCAAATAGCTTTACAAGAACAGTTGTCAGGCTTTACTAAGAGCGCATTTGATACACTAGGTAGTCCTGAAGCAAGAGCTGAAGAGCAAGCTAATATTATCGGCATGCTTACTCAAGACCCTGCTCAACGAGCTACTCGCGAGCAAGAGCTTTATGACCGTATTCGAGCTACTCAAACACCCGAAGAGCAAAGAGAGGCTTTAGCTCTTGAGGAAAGGCTGTTTAATCAAGGCAGGCTTGGAGTAAACACCGCAATGTATGGCGGTACACCTGAACAGTTAGCGCGAGCAAAAGCAGTAGAGGAAGCAAAAGCAGGAGCATCTGTTGATGCAATTACACAGGCAAGACTTGAGCAAGCACTAAATTCAGAGCAAATTCTCGCGGGTCTTGGTGAAACTCGTGAAAGGTTAGGCTTGTTTGGCGATCTTGGCCTACAAGGCTTGCTTGCTTCTTATTTGCCGCAAGACAAAGCGCTCGAAGCACTTAGCCCTTCTTTAGATGCTGCACGAATCCGCTCAGCACTACAGTCTACGGGTGCAACTTTAGGCGCGCAGCTTGGAGAAACGGGTCTTGAGGCTCAGTTGGCTTATTTCTCACTAGCCAACGCTCTACGTCAACAGCAGTTCCAAGGACTGTTTGATTTGTTGAAGGGCGAGCAGGCAAATCAAAAGCCTGACGTTGAGGCGGTGTTAAAGCAAATTGCCAATCAGGAATATTAGGAGTTAAACAATGGCTATAGACGTACAAAGCCTGTTCGCGGACATCATTGATACTCCTGAACAGCGTCAACAGAAACTACTTCAACAAGGCATGGCGCAAGGTCAACTCCTTGCATCAGGTCTTCGTGGTCGTGCAGCAGCGTTAGCCCCTCTTGCTCAGGTAGCAGGTCAACTTGGTGTTCAGCGTAGTGAAGACCTCCGCCGTGCAGTGCAGCCTATGATTGGTATTGACCCAAGGACTACGGGTGAGAAGCTTGCAGAGCAGCTAGGCCAAATAGACACCTCTACTCCTCAAGGCTTAATGCAAGCAGCTCAGGCTATTCAGTCTATTGATCCTGTTCGCGCGGCTGCATTAAGGCAATCTGCTACCGAACTAACACGAGAGTTAGAAGATCGCGAAAGAAAAATGAAACGAGAAGACGAGGCAGATGAAAGAGCTAGAGCAGCTCTCGCATTGGAGACTGGGTCTTTTATTGACAGAATGACTACAGCAGCAATGCAGCGCGATCAACTTGCACTCACAACACAAAGATTGCAAGGCACTATTGAAGATGAAGAAACTCGTAGAAATATCGAGCAAGAAGCTAGAGCCGCAAGAAAAGAGCTAGAAGAAAACTTAGCTGATGCTTATGCCGAAAATCCTTCGACTAGAGAGCTGTCTGATTTTATTCGTAGCGGAGCTATGTCAACACAAGGACTGGAAAGCTTAATTACTCCCTCTCAAACTGAGTGGAGTTTTGATACTCAGCAGTTTGTTGGAAAGGATGGCAAGACTGTAAATATGAGGGTTGCTGTTGATACTACAAACCCAAGCAACATTGTAATAATGAATCCCGCTAAAGATCAGCCAGAGCCTACCAAGCTTCCGGAAGTGCCAAAACTAACTGAGTCAGAGATAGATAATCAGTACGCTCCTGCAATAAATAACAACCCAACACTAAAATCTTTAGTTGAAGGAGAAAGTAATTTTTTGGGCGAAGATGATCCTGCTGCTATTACGATCGAAGAGCTTTCTGACGTAATGCACACTTTGAGATACAGCAAAAAAATTCCTTTACCTCAAGTTAATACCATTATCACTCAGTTAGCGAGAGAAAATCCTGACGCATTAGCTAGAGGAATAATTCCTCAGCAATATATAAATTTAGCGCAACAGTCTATTGGTAGTGGAGGAAATCCTCCTCTTAATCCGGCAGAACAAAACACAGGAACAAGCACCGACCCTCAACCTTTGTCTGATGACATTTTTTCACGGTATCCAGACTTAAGAATTTTGCCAAGCAGAGATGTTACTCCTTCAACTCAAGCGCAAGGAGGCATGCCTATCCCTCCTGCTCAGGATTCTGTGCCTAATCCATTTAATGTAGGTATAAACACAACAGCTCAGCCTGTCTCAGATATGCGGCTTGGCTCACCCGCTGTAGGATATGACGAGGCATTTACTAGACAAATACAAATGGAAGAAGAAAGAGTTCGCGAAGGTATTGTTAGCCCTTATAGGCTCAACATAGTTAAACGCAACTTTTCTCGTCAGCTAGAAAAAAGACAAGAGCAACTTAAAAACGAACTAAGATATTTGAAGGGCTTAAAAAGCTATGCTGCTCCCAATAAAGAAGAGCGCATTTCGGCAGTTCAGTCTCAGTTAAAAGACGTAGAGCAAAAGCTTAACCGATACAAAGTCTCAGACTAGGAAAGTAAATGCCTATTACTCAAGTAGAAACTCCAAATGGAGTAGTAGATGTTGAACATCCTGAAGGCACTCCAGACGCTCAGATCATTGAGTTTGTTGCTGCCTCTCAAGGAATACAGCCTACTACACAGACTCAAGCAGAAGCTCCTGACCCTGCTCGCAGTTTATTAGATTTACCTCTAGCATCTGAAAGAGGTATTGAAGATTTCTCCGCGATGGAAAGGTTTGCTTATGAGTTTTCAAAATCAGGCAACCTCACCACAAATGTCTTAGCTTTAGCTGCGTCAGCAAGCCCTATTGGCATGTTTGCAGGCAGCGAGAAGTATGGATTATGGGCAAGCCCTACAGAGTTGTTTGGCGAGGGGTGGGGTAGCATGCCCGTAGATGAGCGCAGGCAAAGAATCCTAGAGTTTAAGGATGAGATGCTTCGCGAAGACTATCCCGAGCTTCACAGGCTTGCTGAAGAAGGAGGCGATACAGGTGTTTCAGGGTGGGTAGGAGCTTTCTTTAAGGGTGTTGCAGACCCATCATTAATACTCCCCGCGGGAAGAACTATAAAAAGCATATCTGCTTTAGGAGCTTTGTATGGTGGGGCGTATGAAGTTTCTCGGGGCTTATTAGAAGACGGAGAAATAGATACTGCTATGGCTGCGGCTACAGCGGCAGGAGGCGCTGTTCTTGGCGCAGGCGTATCTGTCGCCGCAAAAAAATTATTTCCTTTACACAAAAGCATTACAACAAACCGCAAAAAACCTAAAACAGAAAGTCAGGTTAAAAAAGCAAACGAGAAAGCTGAAGAACTCAACAACCAAATGCTTGAGATTCAAGCAGAAGGAGGCTTGCAGCCAGATGCAAACATTCTTCTTGCAGCAGCAGAAAGAATTAAAATAAAACCCAAAGATTTGAAAAAGGTTATTGAGGACAAAACTGTTCCGTTTGAAGTGCAGCACCCAGAGATAGCTAAAACTCTTAAGTCTTACCAGAAGCAAACAAGGATAGGCAGGGTAATGGGGGCGGCAAGCGACATACTTGCTCCTATTGACGATAGAATTGGCTCTATTAGCAGACCTGTTCTTAAGGAAGTAAACGAGTACGACTTAAATTTATTGCAACGTACAGCTCGCTATCAAGACTCAATAGAAGGCTTTGAAAAACTTGACGCAGCACTACCTAGCGAGGAGTTAAAGATTCAGTTTGAAGAATCTTTGCTGAACTATGAGTTTGACACAACACTTCCGCGAAGACTGTTGAAAGAAAATGGTGTTGAGTCTGTAAAATTAAACCTTACAGGAACGCAGGCAAGAACTGTTGACGAGATATTTGACAGCGTTGATGAGACTCTCAAAGAAATTGGTTCAGAATGGAGTGAGTTGCGCGGAGAAAAGGTAACTTTGCGCGAGTTTTTCTTCCCTCGATCTGTTGCCGATATAGATGGGTTGTCAAAATACTTTGGTAAAGAAGCTCCTTCAGAGCTAGGAAAAATGTATGACATAAAAGCCAAGTCTCTTGGCTTTGCTTCTAGGTCAGAGCTGTCTCAGGATGAGATGTCTAAGGTGGCACTAGATTACTTTGAAGGAGTTCGCTACCAAGCAAAAGGCGGGAAAAACAAAGGAAACGTACGTCAGTTTAAGAAGCGAAAAATAACTCAAGTAAACAGAGACATGATTCCGTATTACAAAAAATCTACTCAGACATTGGGGCAGTATGTTCGCGAGATGGCTGAGAATATAGAAAACGCAAAATTATGGAGCAGGCTTGGCACAAAAGTTGTAGACCTTGATGATGTTGATCGCAACGAAAGTATTGCTCAGCTTATTTCCAAGAAAGTTGGAAGCGGAGAAATAGACACAGAAACCGCAGAAAGTCTTAGAGGCTTACTGGAAGCGAGGTTTGTTGGCGGCAAAAAAAGCATGAATGCAAATTTACAAGCCATCCGAAACAGTTCAAACATATTGTTGCTTGCTAACTTTCGTTCAGCCACCACACAGCTTGGAGATTTATTTACCAACCCATACAGATATGGAGCTAAAGCATCCCTTAAGTCTATCGCTCAAGTGGTTACTGGTCGCTCTGATATAGATGTAGATCAACTTGGGTTAGCAAAGATTATCTCTACAGAATTTACCGGAGCAGGAAGAACTGCTGCATGGCTAGACAAGACCTTTGCTTTGTCTTTCTTTAGAGCTATAGATCGTTTTGGTAAAAATGTTTCTTTGCAATCTGCGTACAACAAACACAAAGCTTTAGCCAAAACAGAGAAGGGAGTAAAAGAGTTACGCGAAGAGTACGGTGATTATCTTGGCGCTAGATTTGATAACTATATCCGCGACCTAAACGCAGGAGTTATTACGCCTGATGCAAAGCTTGTAAACTTTACTGAGATTGTAAAGATGCAGCCTTTAACCCCGACTCAAAAATCAAAAGTGGCACTTATGAATCCTAATTATGGGATTTTTTATATGCTAAAAACCTATGCGCTTAGGCATTTGTTTACGTTAAAAAATGACATCGGCAAAGAAATAAATAAAGGCAACTATCTTGGCGCAGGAAGGAAACTTGCAACCTACATGGCGTTAGTAAATGGAGGCAACGCAACAATCAAAGAAGTTAAAAACTGGGAAGACGGGAAAGGCTTTGACCCTGACCGAGTGCCAGATCATTTCTATGATTCTTTGCTGAACTCTGTATTGTTATCAAGGTATGCAGTTGAAAACAGATGGCAAGAGAAAGATATTGTCGGTCTTGCTACAGATGCGGTTGCCCCTCCTCTTTCTGTGTTTAGCAATATCTCTAAAGACATCATGTCTTTTAATAAAGCATTGATTGAGGGAGAAGAGCTTCCTGTAAAATGGCTAAGAAATATCCCTGTTGCAGGACGAACAATATACAATATATTCTTTGGAGGAGCAGAGGAGTTCCTTGAAAGAGAGGCTAAACAAAAAGATAAAGACTAACTCCTCGGCAAACGCCTCTCCTCCATAGTGGGGAGGGGCTTTCTTTTTAGCTCCTCCTCAATCAAGAACTCGCAGAACTGCTTGATCTTTCTTAAATCCTCGACTCCTCCCTTGTCCCTCCATCGAGAGATGTACTTAACAATAGCCCCCTCACAGAACCCCAGTTGGTTAGCTAGGATATATTCCACAGGCTGTATCTTTAGTTTCTTGTAGTGGTCGCCACCTACTTGATGGTCTGTAGACTTCATACGTCACTCTCTTTAATAAACACACCGTTAGGCTGCATCTTACCCTTGCGGTCTTTGATGTCGTCATAGGCTACCTGTAAACACTCCGCCAGGGTAGTCTCGTGCATCAGGGCTAAGTTATTTAAAACCACCAAGCAGTCGCCAATGTCATCCTTTACATCTCTTCCTTTCGCGATGTTGTCAGACAACTCCCCAACCTCTGAGACTAGCTTTAATCCCTGAGCCTGTACGCTGCTGTACTTTAGTATCCCTCGCGTCTCACTCCACTCGGAGCAAAGTTTAATTAATCTGTTCAATGTATTGCCTCATCTTGCAGTTCTGATAGTTCTAAGTATTCCATAAACTTTGCTTTCAGCTTGGGATGGCTATGAATAAACCCGCTGTAGTCCTCTAGCATAATCCCTATTGAGCCTATGACGTTCTTGTCATGCCCCTCCGCTTCGTACAGCGCGTCAACCAACCAATCGCTGACCTCCTCCACGGATACAGGGTAGATTTCTATAGTCTTCATCTACACCTCCTTTTATAAAGGTCATTCATTGGACGTAAATGGCTCAAGTCTATATAGTGATTCGTCAAACCCCTGCCAAAATCTTTTGTTGGCGCAGCAAGAACTTCCGACCTCATAGCCCATCCAACAAAATCTATCATGCCATTTTCGTGCATTGCTGCCACATAAATGTCTGCTCGAACCTTTCCTTGCTCAACCAGAAGATTGTTTGCTCTTGATGTTTTGTCTGTAGTCTTTACATCAATGGTAAAGTTTAAAGGGATTGTAAAATCAAACCCCCCATCACCATTTATTTTTTGCTCTAAATCAACAGAATGGCCGAGCAATAAAGCTAAGTACATTTCTCCCATCATACCCATAGGGTCTTGGTCTTTTACGAGAGCAGGTTGCTCTTCAATGGGGTTATGCAAATCCTTTCGGGCATTGCCGTGCGTCCTAGCGAAGACCTGTAGAGATTTGTAAAAATTCATGCGACCCTCTTCTCGTGGTACTCAATTAGCTTAAGAAACTCCGCAAGGATTTCCTCGTAGTCTGCTTTGTATCTCTTGATAGGAGTAGACTTCTTGGCAATCATCTCCTCAACAAAGTCCCTGCCGTACATATCCTCCATGAACAGGGTGTACTCTTGAGCAGCAGACCCATGCTTCATGCCCCACATATTACAAGCAGGACACTGAGGGTGGACGTTTTCTATCTCTAAAGACCAGTAAGAAGAGTTGCCTTTCGGGATGAAATGACCGCCTTGCATGTCTTTATAATGCTTAGTCACTCCGCAGGACACACAGGAGCAGTATCCGTTATCGTCCGATGCTGCCAATCTGGCTAATTTTTGTACAGCTTTGTAGCACTCTTGTTTTAACTGAGCGGAAGTCTTGGTCTTGGGTTTAGATTTCCTTTTGACCCTGCGCTTCACGGCTCTAGTCATTTCCAATACCGCCCATCCTTGAGAGAGAGTAGGGTTTTCTCAGCCCTGATTTGAGTCTCTCTATCCATCCGGTCATAGCGCAGCTTGATAAGAGCCTCGCTAAACTTTCTATTCGTAACAGGGTAGGTCTTCCTAGCCGCTGCTACATCCATCGGCATGTCATAATCGCCTTCGCTATTTACTGCCATAAAGGCCGAGCCTCTTCGTGTAGTGTGAAGTGTACTTCCTGTGCAGCTCTATCTGTAAAGCCACTAAAGCATTGTATGTCTCCTTTACTTGTTTGTCTTCAATTTTATCCAAGCCAATTTGTAATTCATCAATGGCTTTGTGTATCACTTCCATCATGTCTGTACTCATGGTTACTCCCGATAAAAGATATGACGACCTATCTGCCGTCTAGTGCCAAGGCCGTCAACCCAATAAGGATTAACTTCCTCCCTGTGGTAGTAAACAGGCTATCTCAAGCATCTCTCACCTCGCTCTTAAAGCCTACCTCAATGTGCTTATATCTTCGTACACCCTTACGGTACTTGGGCAAGGCGTAGAACTTGCCATGCTTCTCCCTAACAATGTACTTGCGCTTCTCATCATTAGCGCAGAACACAGCCTCTTCGAGAGCGTCTTCCAAGTTATCGAAGGCAACCATGATTCACCTCGCGGGAAACGGTATGTAGACATTAAACTTCTCGCTCAGGTGCTTGCTTAGAACCTGATGCACCTTGTCGTAATCTTCTGTCCCCACGGTAGAGGTTGAGTCTGTGCCAGTTACCGCTTCTTGCACAGGTTTCCATAGGTACTGTTTAACTAATTCTGTAGTCCAAGGAATCTCTGCCTCTTGCTTAAGGGTTTTCTTCATGTCATACCCTGCGTCATTCAAAGCCTCTGATAACATACGGCAGTAGACATGCAGTGCATTGTTCTGTTTGTGGGTTCTAGTCTTTCCTACCTTCCACTTCAAAGTCACATAGCCCTTCGTGTCGTACAGATGCTCTATATGCTTCTTGAACATATCCAAGCTATGCCTATTGTTGACGACCCAAAACTCTCCTTGATCTATAGGACTATCCAAGTTTTGCCACCTCATCCATAGTCATGCCTAGCTGCTCGCAAACATTTCTAAATGTAGACACTAAAACATTCTGCCGCGAGAGTAGGTGAGAATAGTTAGCATGGCTCATACCTATAGCATCAGCCACGGTCTTACGAAGTATCCCAGTCTTCTCGTGGGCTTTCTTAATACAATTCCCCGTGTGCATTAACTTCTCCTAAAAAGGGGGCTTGCGCCCCCGTCAAACTAAAAAGGAATATCTTCGCTTGATACTGTTTCTTGCTTCTCTTGCGGAACGAAGTCATCCACTGAGATGCTAAGGAAAGGATTGCCTGCCTTGGACATTTTAATCCAACCTGCAATCTTGAACTCAGAACCCTTGTAGTTGAAATTACCTTTGTAATCAGGCGCTTTCTCGTTAGTCTTATCAGTCTGCTTGAACAGCACACCACGGTTAGTATTGTCGTAATCCATAAGTCCTCCTATTGGAAAAATTTTTCTACATTCTCTTCGATCAGTTTCACAGCTTTAGAAACACATGCTTCTAACTCTGCAATGTAATCCTCGTCTCGCTCTACACGAACGATCAGAGGTTTCATGTTGGGATGGTAGGACATAAAATCCCACCACTCCCGTCCGGTTATCCATAGACAACCCATGACCTGCTGCTTGTACTTGGAGGGGAGTTTGTCCCCCCTCAGGTACTCAACGTGTGTGGCAGGAGCGGGGCATTTAATCTCTAATCCCCCGTCCTCGCCTATCAGTCCATCAGGACTTGCACCTGCCTCGAGGGTGTCATGTAGGCAGAACCCTACCTGCTGCACCTCAGAGCCAGTAATAAACTCATACAGCTGTCTCGCGTCAGGCTCTAACTCTGTCCCTCTAATCATGTGTTCGTTCTGGTAGAAGGGCGTAGTCTCTCCGGTAAGCTTCTCTGCCACCAGTTGATTAATATACGAGTCAGCCTGAGTAGACCACTTGCCTTGGGTCGTAATGATCTTGGCGTACATTGACGCTGAAGGAATACCTAGCCTCGCGGCTAACCACTCGTCTGTACCCTGCTCACAGTCAATGCAGCGCATCTTTAGCCTCCAAGATTTCAAACTCAATCAAGGACACAATTTTAGAAACTTTGTCCGAAATATCAGAGTTGAGGATTGCAGACACTTCACGTTTTAGCTCGCGGTTCTTTTCTAGCTCAAGCTGCTCCTCCTCATCAAGAGCCTGTTCCTGAGCGGAGAGATAGCGGTTTAGGTCTACCATTACTGGGTCGCTCATAAAGCCTCCGCTTTCTTATCAAGGATTTCCTTGGCCATATCAAACTTGTTCGCATCTAATTCAGATACAGACTCGCACTTAAAAGTTTTGCAGAACCTTTGTAGGTCTGACTCTGTTTTCTCAATCAGATCAGAGATAACTTTGGCCTGAGCCTTGGTGATAGTTTTAGCTTGTGCTATAGGCGCGGCCTGTGTCGCAGCGTTACCATCGTCATCCTCTGAGGGAATCCCTGCGATAGACTGTAGTGCGTAGCGTCTCGCGTAGGTGATAGCTGAACCCGCTGCCTGTGCATCCATCTTCCCCAAGGGGATGAAGTAGTCCTGCTCTAACCACTCGCCTGACGAGTGCATGAGGCGGGTAGTAACACCGACTGAGTTTTCTCCAGTAACAGGGAATTGCACATAGCTAAGTCCATGCTTGGCAAAGGGAGGCTTGACTGCATCGATGACATCCCCCAAGTCGGCGTATTTAGATTTGAAGAATGGGTTGGAAGCTGATTTCGTTGCCGCGCCCATATCGCCCTGTGCCGCCGCCATTGCTCCGGCTAGGTTCTTAATTGATTCTGACTGCTTCATACTGTTGCCCCTTGTGTTTCCCATAGGTGAATGATCTGTGCATCTTTTGCGTAATCTTTCTCGAACTTCTTCAAAGCTGACACAGCTATCTCCACGTTCTGATCTAATACATACCGCGCATAGTCGCGCAGTGTAGTGTTAGCCTGTTCGTGAAACATAGCTATGTCGGAGATGTTGCCTGAGTGTAGCGATTTGATTAGGTCAACCGCGAATGTCTCGCAGTAGGCCTGTGTGTGTAGCGCCTCAATCAGGAAGTCGAACCCTGACTCGCGGACTACGATTGATACGAATTCATCCACGAGGGAATCAGGCAGGTCTAGCTGACCTTCGTGAATCCAAGTGAATACATCTTCGCGGTTTAGAAATGACTCGATGGTTTGTATTTTCATAATATCCCCTCCCAAGGAATAACTGTACTCTAAAACATAAACTTGTCGCGGTCAACATTATCATCAAAATAAAAATGCACCGGCCTATCTTCCTGCTCGGTTACCTGTAAGCTGTTGGAATGAAAGTAAAAATTGTATCTTCCCTCCCAACTACCATGCCTTTGTTTCGCTACCACGATGTACTGGTCGTAACTTTTTTCTAAGTATTCCTGCTGCTTTTCGTCTAGCTCTACCAGTTTGGATAGCTCTTTCAGCTTGTGTCTTTTCTGATTGGCGGCAATCACTAGCACGTTGTCCGCGAGGTCTGAGATAGTAGACGCGCCCCGAATGTCATGCTTATCACCTATGTAATCATCCCCTGCTTGCTGAGGCTTTCGTAGGTGAGCGATGAGCATTACATGAATACCCAGAGTCTTACACGCATGCTGTAGTCGGTTGATGAAATCAGTCTCACCGTTGCGGTCGTCAAACTTAATCCCGCACTTGGTAAGGGAGTCTATGACCATAAACTTAACCCCTAACTCCTTCGCGCAGTAGTGGACTACCGCGAGGATTCTGGCGCTCTCCACTGTGTCCAGTTGGTCGTAAATTACTATGTTCTTGTCCACAAAATCCGCGAACTGGTTGATAAAATCCTCAGTAGGCTCGCCGTCCTTAGCCCCCGCAGACTGTAGGCACATCCGCCATAGTGTTTCGGAGGGTTTCATCTCGAGTGACGCAATGCAAACCTTGGAATGCTTCGCGAGCTTCAAGCAAAGCTGTCCAACAAGAATCGATTTCTTCGCGCCATTAGCTCCTGCCACGATGGTTAGCTCGCCCTCCCTCAAGCGAAACGTGTCGTATGTCTTAGGCCAAGGCAGCTTAGCTCCCCATATTTTCTCGCCCTTCGATCTTTCAATCACATCTTCCCGCCAGTGTCCGGCAGATTTAACTTGCTGCGCCTCCATCATCGAGGTGAGCTCGATGTATTTGTCTAGCTCCAGTCCTTCGGGTATTTTCACAGCTCAATCTCCCACGAGGCGGTCGGCTTTTCTTTTGCTAACTGTTCCTTCCTGCGGCCTTCCCATGTTCTAACTGTAGCCTTCCAAGATTTCATTTTATTTGTCCCCACAATCCATCCCCTTGATTCGTACCAGTCCACAAATCTCTCAGCATCTAAACCATTCCCTCGCTCCTCACAGTAGGCCTTCACCTGCTCCACTGTTGGTGGCTTAAATATATTTGTTTCTTGTTTATTGTTTAGTTGTTGTCGCTTTGTTTGTCGTTTGCTTGTCGTTTGCTTGTCGCTGTCCTGATACTGGCAGTAGTTAGTTATTGATATGATTGAGTATTTACTGAAATTCTGCTTGTCAATTTGGTGACAGTTTTCGAACCGTTTGATTGTCGTTCTTAAACGCCTCACTGATATGCCTAGTCTGGCACTCACTGAGTTAAGGCCGAAAACTATCTGTCCTCTCTTTAAATTCAATGGCTTACCGTTAAATGAGACGGTCTTATCCTCCACCGCAGCACCCATCAGGAGGTAGAGCCAAAGCTTCAGCGCCTCGGGGTCGTCCCAAACAAACGAGTCTTGTATCTTGCGGTCTAATCTAATCCACCCGATCATATCTCAACCCCTGCCGCATCTAGCACGGCCTGAGCCTTATAGATTGCCTTGCGGTCTTCAGGGGTAGGGTTTAGATTCCCCTCGCTTGCCCATACCTGCACCAATTCCATCAGGCATTTAGCTGAGTCTATCTCCTCGCGGGTAGCCTTGTTAAACTCCGGCTTATACCCGTCCTCGGGGTAAATATCTGGCCACGATAATGACGCAGCCGATAGAATCACCTCTGCGGTACATCCTGCGAAACAGTGAATAAGAATCTTACCGTTGTCTAAGTGTTTGATACTTAAAGAATTAGACCCGTCATCGTGGGCAGGGCATTTCGCCATTGCCTTGTCGCCAGATTGCCTGACATCCTCGAGCCTTGATAATACTTTGCTATAGTCTGACATGATTTTCCCTTTGTGTTTTCAAAGGGATAGGGTATTCTACGCATAGCCGCGCAGTTTCCCCTCCCCTTGTGTCTGCGTGGTTAGCCCCCTTCGGGGGGCGTTTCTAACAATTCACCCCAACGGGTAAGCCCTGCATACTCTAGCCTTTTCGGATTTCGCATTTTCCTTAAGGCCTTGCCGTATATTTGCCTCACCCTCTCCTTACTCACCCCGTACACATTGCCTATTGCCTCCCATTTATGTTCCTCCCCCTCGAAACCGAGCCGTAGCGATACGACCTCCGCCTCTCTTTTGGTTAGCATCCCCAACATACTGCCTACTGCCTCGCGCTTTGCCCCTATCTCCATAATTTGGGCAGGGTCTAGCGTGTCCTCCTCGAGGCGCACTAGCTCGTTAGCGTTTGCCTGTATAGTTTTTTTGTTGGTCTTTAGCGGCTCGATTATCTGAGCCTCGGGGTATAATTCGTGCGGCATGAGATTAAAAAAATCACATAGCCTCATAAAACACTTACGATACTCCCCGCGAAAATCGTACACGCTTTCCTGCAAGTTTAAATATCTGCAAGCCTGAGTATAAGTAATCCCCGCCTGCCTTGATAACTCAGCAGCGGAAGCAATCCCCTTCCGATCCATAGCACTAGCTAATAGATTATTTTTAACCTTTATCTCTACCCTATAATCCTTCATCAAACCCTCCCCTCGCTCAGGCCTTCACAGCGGCGATCTGAGCGATGTTAATTATACCCCTTGTGTTGGTATTAGTTTCCCATTTAAATCGCTTACACGCGAGCTGTTAAGCCTTCACGATGGATATTTCAGCTTGCATGTAGGCTGTCGCAATATCCTCACACTCTTTTTGGAGTAATCGCATACCATTATCGCGGTATTCTCTCTCTACCAGAAAGGATTTATCCTTTGCATGCTCGCGAATGTAAGCTTGCTTCGCTTGCTCGGCTTGCTCCTCGGTCTGATAACCCAAACCGAATAAGCCGTTCTTTCCCTTTAATCTGTACATACTATGCCTAGCCCCTTATAGTCTGGATGTCCCGCCTCCCCTTCACTGGTTCGGCTACCACCTGTAGCGTACCACAGGCAAACCGACTCGGTATAGTATTCCTCGGCGTTTATTTCATCCTCGTAATCCCATTGCCCCGCGAGCAGTAATAAACCCGCGAGAGTTAGCATTGCCAGTGATTCCTTAAGCATGATCGTCCTCCAGTTTTGGGTAAACATTGAGCGCGTACTCCTGCGCCTCCTCTATTTCCTTCGGTGTGCATAGCTGCGCTAGGTCATCGACTAGCTGTAAACTATCCGCCAGTCTGTGTTTTGGCGCTGTCAACGCGAGCATAAGCGCGTTAGTTAAGGCTTGTTGGTGATTCATTTTACTTGCTCCGGCAATTCATCAAAGACCGCATAAGCTTCGCCGAACGATTCCGCGATCTTGGTAAACTTTTCCGCATAAGTTTCGCCATAAACCTCTGGCTTATCCCAAAACCCTGCGCCGTGGCCGTTGCGAGTAAGCCAGAAATCATGGCCCGCTTGCTCTATATTGTCCGGTGATAGGTAACACACAATGCGGCTATAGAATGCCAGACAATCGATTATAGACTCGCGGAGGAATTCCTCGTCTATTTCTGCGCCAATTGGCGGCTGCCCCTCCTCGCCCAATTCTGTAAAGTCTACCGCTTCAAGGTACGCGGCGATAAATTGAGACTCTTTCTTATTGGTTTCTATTATGTGCATTTTATTTTCCCCTTAAGTGATTGATTAGCGATAGGCATAATTCTATATCGCGAGCAGCCCCTTCCTGTCCGGCTTCTGTTAAATCTGGAAGTAGCGTTGTTTCTAGCCATGCGGTATAGGCATTGATTTCGGATTCAGTCCACATAAAATTCCCCTCAAGTGTTTGATTGTGTTATGATTAGCTGTACTTTATATGTTCTGCTATTTGCTCATCTAGTAACGGTTTGACCGATTCGGATATAAATTTTGCCCCGTCTGGCGTTTCATTAGGTAAGGCCGCCAATAGCCCCTTGAGCGCTTCAGAGTGACTAACAGTCATATAGGCCGCCAATTCTGCATAGTGACATAGAGTCTCGTATAGCCCCTCATCATTGTTTAGCCATAAGGCCACGTTCCAATCATTCTTATTTGCATAACCTTTGAATGTTTCTTTTGTCATTGTCTTTCCCCTTGTAAGTAATGCCCCGCCGAAACGGGGCGATTGATTAGATCATGCTATCGAGTCTTTCTTCCAATTCCGCTTTGCTCGAGCAATAGATTTCATTAAGCCAGTCCGCCCCTTCAATCCAATAGCCGATGTCCCTACCGACTCGATCTATTTCTATCGTCAATCCTAGCTTTGCCGCTTTGCGTCTTAGCTTGGCAAGTGATATAGGGTTGCTTTGGTTTAGCGTGTTACTTAAAAGCTTCTCGAGTTTCATGATATTCCCCTCGGTAATGCGCCCCGTAGGGCGCGTATTGTTTAAAGTCTATTATCTTGCATAGCTTCCGCTAGTGTTTCGCAATAATTACCGCTTTCAAAGAATGGCGCATCGCCCGATCTAGAAGGATCAATTGCTCGCCAGACAACGAACGGGTGTAGCGAGTGTTCGCGCTTTACTATTGCCATCGCGGATGGATAGCTAAACGAGTCACCGTTCGAATTCTTAACTAGGTCAATTAACTGGCCGTTTACTTGTTCTAATGCTTTGCTTAAATCCATTGCGTGATTCCCCTTAAGTGATGCGCTGCACCGTTGCCGCGCTTTCGTAAAGTACATTGCATGCGCCGTGCCAAGTCCTGCCAACAATCGAAAACAATTTTAAAACTTCAATGATTACAACGCGTTGCGGATGAAAATAAATTCACCGGATTGTTTTACTGTATAAATACACAGTGTTCAAAAGTGTTACTGTGTTACCGTAAAGTGTTACCGTGTTACCGTGAAAGTGTTACCGGTAACAGATTGGGTTGGGGGTTGGGTGTAGGGTATTGGCTGCCTATCAATCCCTCACACCTAGCGAATCTCGCCAATAGTTAGCGAATCTCGCCACCTATTATCCGCGCGTGTGTGCGTGTGCGCGTATATTGAGGGGGGACTTCCGGAGGGGACGGGGAGGGGACTGTGTGCGCGCGAATTATTATAGTTGCCCCCCAAATTTGCAGCAGGCAAAATTAAAAAAAAGCCAGAATCAGCATTAACTCTCGCGCACGTAATATCTAGCGTTGTACAAAAATTAGACAATAATTAAAACTCATGTTTCAATGCAGTTAATTAATCTTAGATAATAGATACGAACCTGTTATGAAAGACAACACAGATAAGCCTAAACGCAGAGTAGGTAGACCCCGCAAGGATGAGCTAATCCCACCCAAGAGGGGTAGGGGTAGACCCAAGGGCGACCACTCAGCTATGCAGGAGATGAAGCAGAGGTTCTTGGCTAGAAGAGACACCCCTGCGGTAATCAACTCTATTTACAAGGCGGCTATGGATGACGACCACAAGAACCAAGCTGCTGCGTGGAAGCTGATTATAGATAGGGTCTTGCCTGTCAGTGCATTCGACAAGGACAAGATGGGCGGCAAGCCTACGGTCAACATCACTATCTCAGGCGTAGGAGAAACTCCTGTGATAGACGGAGAGGTTATAGACCATGAACCTGATTGATCTACTGGTTAAGCATGAGGGCTTACGGACTAAGCCGTATGAGGATACGACCGGACACCTAAGTATTGGTGTTGGGAGAAACTTAGACTCATTGGGGTTATCCCACGATGAAATCTACTATATGCTCAAGAACGACATCAGAAGGTGTGAGGAAGAACTGGATAACACCTTCCGGTGGTACAAGTATCTAGATCAAGTGCGTAAGGATGCTATGGTATCATTATGCTTCAATCTTGGTATTACTAGACTGAGGAAGTTCAAACTGGCTCTTAAGTCTATGGAGACTGACGACTTCGAGGAAGCTGCCGATGAATTCTTAGATTCTCTGTGGGCGACTCAGGTTGGTCAACGGGCTGTAGAGATAACTTATATGATTCGATTTGGAGAATACTATGCCAATGGTTAATGGTAAGAAATACGCATACACAACTAAAGGTAAGGCCGCTGCGAAGAAGGCAGCAGCTAAAGCCGGAACTAAGCCTAAGATGGCGAAGAAGCGCAAGTAATGGCCTACACTAAACCCGGATTACGCGAGAGCATTAAGAAGCGCGTAATGGCAGGGTCTAAAGGTGGTAAGGCAGGTCAGTGGTCAGCCCGTAAAGCCCAACTCGTAGCACAGGAGTACAAGGCTAAAGGAGGCGGCTACTCTGGCGGCAAGACTAGTAATCAAAAGTCTTTATCCAAGTGGACTAAAGAGGATTGGGGTACTAAGTCAGGCAAGCCGTCAACCCAAGGCAAGAAAGCCACAGGTGAAAGGTATCTCCCTAAGAAAGCTAGGGATTCTCTTTCCTCTAAGGAATACGCCGCTACCTCGCGGAAGAAACGTGAGGATACAGCTAAAGGGAAGCAGTTTTCTAAGCAGCCCAAGAAGATAGCTAAGAAGACCTCGAGAAGTAGATGAACCTAAACATAAGTCTCCTAGAGTGGCAGAAGAAGGTTTGGAACGACCCCACGCGTTTCAAAGTGGTTGCTGCGGGTCGCCGGACGGGCAAGTCTCGTTTGGCGGCTTACCTTTTGATAGTCAACGCCCTGAAGTCAGATAAGGGGCAAGTGTTCTATGTCGCCCCCACTCAGGGTCAAGCTAGGGACATTATGTGGAATCTCCTCTTGGAGATAGGCCAACCCGTTATAGAAAACTCTCACGTTAATAATATGCAGGTCAGGCTGATCAACGGCACTACGATTAGCTTGAAAGGTGCGGACAGACCTGAGACTATGCGTGGTGTAAGCCTTAAGTTTCTGGTCATGGACGAATACGCGGACATGAAATCAGATGTTTGGGAGCTTATCCTTAGACCTGCGTTGACAGACCTGAAGGGCGAGGCTTTATTTATCGGGACACCAATGGGTAGAAATCATTTCTATGAACTCTACAAACAAGCCAGTTTAGGCACAGACCCCACTTATAAAGCATGGCACTTTACCAGTTACGACAATGACTTACTTGATGAGTCAGAGATAGACGCAGCTAAGCAATCAATGTCCTCCTATGCCTTCCGGCAGGAGTTTCTTGCTTCCTTCGAGGCTAGAGGCTCTGAGATGTTCAAGGAGGATTGGATTAAGTTTGACGAGGAAGAGCCGACTACAGGTGACTACTATGTCGCCATTGACCTCGCGGGCTTTGAGGAGGTCGGCAAAAAGACCCGAAACAAAAAGCTTGACAACACTGCTATATCTATAGTAAAAGTCGGCGAATATGGATGGTGGGTTTGTGATATAATAGCCGGACGTTGGGAGTTGAATGAGACTGCCCAAAAGATATTTCAGGTTGTTAGGGATTACGAACCCGTCTCAGTAGGCATAGAGAAAGGCATAGCCCGTCAGGCTGTGATGTCTCCGCTTACCGATCTTATGAGGAAATATCAGCGTTTCTTCCGTGTTGAGGAACTGACTCACGGAAACAAGAAGAAGACAGACCGTGTGATGTGGGCATTACAGGGTAGGTTTGAGAATGGCATTTGTACCTTAAACAAAGGTGAGTGGAATGTCCAATTCTTAGACGAGATATTTCAATTCCCTGATGCTCTAACACACGATGACATGGTGGACGCACTAGCCTACATAGATCAGTTGGCTACTGTGTCCTACGCGTATGACTTTGAAATTGATGACTACGAAGTCATAGATTCTGTTTCGGGATACTAATATGCTAGATAGCAACGAAGATCAATTCGGCATAGAAGAGACGCTAGAGTCTTGGATAATGGAGAAGTGCCGCGAGTGGCGCGACCATTACGAGTCGAACTATGAACAGAAGTTCGATGAATACTACCGTCTATGGCGAGGAATCTTCTCTGCTGAAGACCGCAACAGAGACTCTGAGCGGTCGCAGATCATATCCCCTGCCCTCCAACAAGCCGTAGAATCTTCTGTCGCAGAGATTGAGGAAGCTACCTTTGGTCGTGGTAAGTTCTTTGATATTAAGGATGACGATCAAGAGACAGCAGATGTCGCCTACCTTCGCGACCAACTGACTAAAGATTTTAAGAAGAACAAAATCCGCAAGGCTGTTGGAGAGTGTCTAATTAACTCCGCTGTCTACGGTACAGGTATTGCCGAGCTAGTCCTTGAGGAAGTAAAGGACATGCGTCCTGCCTCTCGTCCTACAATGGACGGGCAGTTGCAAGAAGTCGGCGTAGAAATGTTCGACAGGACTGTGTGTAAGCTAAGAAGCATCCAACCACAGAACTTCCTGATCGACCCTGTAGCTACAAGTGTAGATGAATCCATCGGTGTAGCCATTGATGAGTTTGTCTCTGTACACCAAGTAGAACTCCTACAAGAGAAAGGGGTGTACAAAGATGTGCCGTTTAACTTCGCTTACCCTGACATCGACTTAGATGCAGACCACGAACTTACCACGCAGCCTACCGAGAAGGTTCGTCTCACCAAGTATTATGGTCTAGTCCCCCGCCATCTACTTGAGAATGATGATCTTTACGAAGAGGTTGAAGAGCTAGTACCAAGTGACGAAGATAAGACCTTTTACGTTGAGGCAATCGTGGTAATAGCGAACGGTGGTACTCTCCTGAAAGCGGAGAAGAACCCGTACATGATGAACGACCGTCCCGTCATTGCATTCCCGTGGGACGTTGTGCCTAATCGTTTTTGGGGAAGAGGTGTTTGTGAGAAAGGTTATAACTCACAGAAAGCCTTGGACGCAGAACTCCGCGCAAGAATTGACGCACTAGCTTTAACAGTCCATCCGATGATGGCTATGGACGCTACCCGTCTGCCTCGTGGAGCAAGACCTGAAGTCAAAGCAGGCAAGATCATTCTTACTAATGGCAACCCTGCTGAGGTTCTACAGCCGTTTAACTTCGGTCAGGTTAATCAAATCACCTTCGCGCAAGCAGGTGAGTTGCAGAAGATGGTACAGACTGCCACAGGCGCTATAGACTCTGCGGGTATTCCCGGCTCTATCAATGGTGAGTCTACGGCGGCAGGAATTTCAATGTCTCTCGGGGCTATCATCAAACGCCACAAGCGTACACTGATTAACTTCCAAGAATCATTCTTGATTCCGTTTGTCTCTAAAGCTGCTTATAGGTATATGCAGTTTGAGCCTGAGATTTATCCTGTTGCGGATTATCAGTTTGAAGTGTCTTCTTCTCTAGGGATTATTGCCCGAGAGTATGAAGTTACTCAGTTGGTACAACTGCTACAGACTATGGGTCAAGACTCACCTCTGTATCCTACATTGATTCAGTCCATCATAGACAACATGAATCTCTCGAACAGAGAAGAGTTAATCCAAGCTCTTGCTCAGGCGGGACAACCCTCACCTGAACAGCAACAAGCTCAACAGGCTGCACAGCAAGCACAGGCGGCCTTCCAACAATCACAGACCAACGCACTCAACGGTCAGGCTGCGGAGTCTCAAGCGCGAGCAGGTAAGATTGCGGCAGAGACTAAAGCTATTCCTGTTGAGTTGGAAACAGATCAGATCAAAGCCATCACCTCTAACCTCAAGGTGGGTGACGCAGATGACCGTGAGTTTGAAAGAAGACTCAAGGTCGCAGACACAGCTCTTAAAGAGAAGAGGCTAAATCTTGACGCAGCAAAGGCTATATCCTAATGGTTTCGCAAAGAGAGTTGCAGGAGGTCGTTACACAGATCAACGGCATCCTAGAACGCCTAGACAAAAGAATCACGGCGTTAGAAAAGAAGCAAGAGACTCCAAAGAAACAAGGGCGACCTAAGAATGGATAAAGCAACAGAAAAGTATTATGACGACCTTCAGGGAATGTTTATGACTGACGGTTGGAAAGAATTGATGAAAGAGCTAAGTGCCAATGCTCTTCAGATAAATTCAGTTGAGGCAACAAAAGACAACGAGGATTTGTACTTCCGTAAAGGACAGTTAAACATTCTCTCTTTTATCCTTAACTTAGAATCTACGGTTGACCATTTACAGAAAGAGGATAGCAATGAAGGTGTTTGATTTTCAGTGTGAAGAAGGCCACATACATGAGGCTTTTGTGAAGACTGACGAAGACCGTCCTTGTCCCGACTGTGGTGGAAACAGTAGTAAGGTTATCTCTGCACCTCGTGTAGTCCTTGACCCAATATCCGGTGCGTTTCCGGGCGCTACGATGAAGTGGGCAAAAGACAGGCAGCAGAAGATAAAAAAAGAACGCAAGGTAGCCGAGCAATAGTCCCACTTCGGGGTAGCTAGAATCGGTCTTGTTAGTTATGGAGTTAAATAGTGGCACAATTAATTGATGAAGTTACGCAAGAGGTAGATGAAACACAGAACGAAGAAGCGGTCTTAGAGGAAACTCCCGAGGTAGCCGCAGAAGACGACTTACCCGAGCAGTACCGTAATAAAACGGCTGCTGAGTTGGTTAAGATGCACCAAGAGGCAGAGTCTCGCATCGGTCAACAGGGTGAAGAAGTCGGCAAGTTAAGAAGCGTTGTTGATGATTTCATTCTTAAGCAGACAAAATCAACTGAACCGGAAGAGGCTGAGGAGATAGACTACTTCGCTGACCCCGACAAAGCTGTAGAACACAAGATTGCAAACCATCCAACCATTAAACAGTTGGAGCAGTTAGGTGTTCAGATGCAACAAAGTCAGACTCTCTCTGCGTTACAGCAGAAG